AAAAACATCGAGAAATCAACGGTGCCACCCTCTGAATAACCCGTCTGTGAATACTCTTTACCGGCACCCACTGTGTCCAGCGTCGTGCTGTCGTATGTCTCAGACTCCGCACCCGACGTGCTAAATTCGATGATCTGACCGATTGCCGTTAACGTGCCGGAAACGTCACCGTTAATAACGGTGCCTTTGACTTTAATTTTTGCCATTTAGTGTTCTCCTTAGCATGGTGTTGAAATTATTTAGCCGCTACTTTTGCGAGTTCTCGAGCCAACGATTTAGCTGCTCGTTCTTTCATTTTTGCCATCAGCTTCGGCCTAGCCGCTAGCACGGCTTCTTTCAGAAATGAATTTTCTGGCATTGTCCCTGTGGTTAACTGCTCTGGTGTTGGATCCGTGACCCGTGCATACTTACCGCCGAGTTTTGTTCGTGTTCGTCGCTTTGTTCCCAATGCAACAAGATGTGAATGCGGTGCCTTAAAACCTGTGGCTGTTTTCTTTCGCTTGCCCACTCCGATCCCTGCTTTTGCACTCGGCGGCCGGTTTCCTTTAGCTCGCGTAAACCGCGACCCGATTGATTTCTTCAGCGCTCCTGTTTTACCGATCGGGGCATTTTTTTTGATCGCTTGTTTCAATACTGTTAACCCGCCGCCGATTGCTGAGCGTGCCACTCGATCTGCTGATTTATCGGCCAGCTTAGATAGCAATTTTTCTAACTCTTTATCGCCTGTAATTAACTGTCTGCTCATTAGCTCGGTTCCACTTCGATTCGCATTAGCATTGATGCAATAAATACGTGGTTTGATGCCAACATTGATTTGTCTGGGACTTGCTTTGAATCCATGTCCAGTTCCCAGACTCTGACGCGGCCGTCAGCCGAATCGAAATCGTTAAGCCGCTGATAGATTTGCCTGACGATGAGCTTCAGTTTGTCGACGTTGCCGTCATCCGGATTCACTCGCCTGCGGATCCACACGCGAATCAAATGACTCGTCGGATCCTCAAGTGTTAATGTCTCGTTTAATTGCTGTTCGCTTTCAGCGATCACATCAACACGCAGAGCTCTAATATCTTCCATGATGTCGATCATAGATTCGCCGTAGTCGGCCGCGAACGGCAACGCATACTCGCCACCGTTAATACGCAGCACGATGGCCTGCATGGCTTCCGTTGACGGTGCAAGTTCAACAGCCATCAGTTAACTTTCTTTGAATGGATCCTCAGCATCTGATCACTGATTATCCGGTAGCACTTTTCGCTGTTCATCGCCTGCACTTCATAGGTTGATCCGCTCAGTGTGATCTGATCGCCTCGCACCGGTTCCGCATACGGGAACGTCAGCGTTAGGCAAATGAAATCGACCGGCCGCAACTCAACGATGATCCCGTCGCCGTTATCAATCAGCATCGGTTGCTGCGCGGATTTCCGCATCACAATCGTTGTTGATGTCGCCCCGCGATGGTAGACGCAGGAACTGCCCGCTTCCGTGAGCAGTTCCTGTGTCATGTCACCAATTGCATCGTCAAAATCAGACATTGATCAACTTGGGACTAGAGGCAGCGTGTACCATTGCCCTGCGGCACTGGCGATAAATGTCGCTGGAATCAACCCACTCGCTAGGCTCATTGCAGCACTGGCCGTGATACCATTGATGGCTGCCGCAGTTTGCGGATACACCTTCAACACGCCTGCTGAGTTGCCTTTAATAACTACCTGCAGCCCCGCCACCGCCACCGGAAGAATAACGCCTTTTGTGCCGTCCGCTCCGGTAACTATATTAAGCCCCTGTGACAACACAGCCGCGTCACCAATCACGGAACCGGCGGCAGCAACGGTTGACACTGCGATCAGATTACTCTGCTCGTTTAGGCTCACGATGGCATAATCATCACCGCTGATTGTTGCCCCAGCCGCGAGACCTGCATAAGTGCCGACGCCAAGCTGATTAGCAGCACCCGTGCCAGCGTCCCCGCTGTCAGGATCGCCAGTTGGATCCCAATGGACGGGCAAGCCGCGAACGATTGCCGCTGTGGTTTTTGGTAGTTTGTAAATGCCCTCGACCGCCAGCGATCCGAGTGCGTCGGCTGCAATATCATTACCGGCTACGCCGACAATTCCACTCAGCACAATCACGTCGCCACCAGTGACCGCAGTCGATGGTGTATAATCAATTGCACAGTCTGCGCTGTACAATAATGCTGCTACTTGAGTCATCTCAGTGATCTCCGTTAATGTTCAAAAGATGCCCGGTGGAAACAACCACCGGGCTTATTGTTAGTCACTGAGTGACTATGCTGCACCCTTAGATTTCACGCCAGAAAGATACTCGGCTTGGTCACAGCCGAAGTCGTGATAGCCACGCATCTCAATGCCGAGCGTGCTGAAGGTCGCGTCTTGCTGATCCACTGTCGGAGTCTCAGCACCATCCAGAAATGACACAACTATTGACGCCGCAATTGCAGGATCTCGTAACAGGTACCACGCTGTCGCAGAGCCACCGGAAACGGTTGAGTCGTTCAGGAAAACAGACTTCACTGGCGTGTAACGGCCAGAGTGAATGTTTGCGTTTGCCGTTGTGGTTCCGCCGCCGATGTTCGTATTTACGAAGATGGACTCGGCCACGCGTGAAATGCCGCCACCCGGTGTGAGTAGCACAGTTGGAGCACCTCCGAATAAACCGCCCGGAACTTTCTTGCCGTCCGCTGTTGGCGTCCGCAGTGCGTCAAACGCATCAAGAGCTAAGCCGAGACCAACATTATCAGTCAGCAGCGTTGTGGTGCTGCCAGTGATGTAGTTGCCACGACCGGCCGTAAAGAATGCAGCGTTGTCAAGAAACTTCGTCCAGAAGACTTTGTTCAACTTCTTGGCAGCACCGCGACCGATTCGAGTTCGCAAATCGTCAAATGCACTCATGTCGTCATTGATGATCTGTGTCCGCGTCAGGCTAAACATCTTGGCGTAGGTTCTGGCCTGCCTGGTATACGATTCTTCGTTGATCGACCCGTGCTTGATTTCGCCACCCGGCCCGACCTCGTCGTACTCCATGTCATCCAGCATGCGATAGCTGGTGACGGCTTTGAAGTCGGATACAGAAGCCGTGCGGCTGATGTCTTTCCAACTTTGTTCTTCTTGCTCATAGCCTTGCAGCAGTTCTTTGTTCGCAATATTGCTGAGGATGCCAGGCAGTGAGACCGTTGAGAATCCGGCCTGAATGTTGCCGCCCCAAGCCGCCCGGCCGATGTCCTGCCAGTTGTTGCGGGTGACGCCTTCACTGGCTGAAACGTAGTGACCATTGGCAACAGCAGCCTCAATCAACAGGCGTTTGATTCCCATGGATCCACGGTAGTTTGTGTGAGCCGCTTGCAGCACCTTATCACTGAAGTGCTTATCAACGTCTTTGATTTTGCGGGTCATGCATATCGCAGCCTCTAGCACCTGCGGCAGGTTTTCCGGCTTGTTTTCTTCGCCGCGAAATGATGTCGGGCGTGTTCGTGCGGCAGATGCCTTCAGCACTTCCAGTTCAACTTTGTCGATGCTCCAACCCAGTTCAATGGCCGTTGCTGCGATATTCGGATGCCCGGCAGCCTTGGCCTGGATGTCGCCCATTCGGCGTTGCTCGATACCGAACTTTTTGCGAGCGTCTGCAATTACTGCAGTGATGTCGAGCTTTGCGTTTGCTGCCACTGGAATAACCTTTTCATCTTCAGGGACTGGAATTTCGGCGGCAGCGGATGCCATTGCTGGTGCTGGTGCTGTCTGCTTAGATTCGTAGGCCAACTGCATAGCTGCGGCGTCATCTTCGGATAATGCCGCAGGATCAATTCCCAACGACGTGAGCCATTCTTCGTAAGTCATCGCTGACCCTTTCTGTTGGGCAGCGCTCGCTGCCAGGTTAACTTGTGTCGTCGCATCCGCACCCATTGGCAGGACTGACGTTTCACGCAGCACCGATTGGCGTGCGACAATCACCGGCCCGACAAATGTCTGACCGTTCACCTCCACCGTTTCACCGGCTTTGATTTCTTGTTTCTCAATGACTCTGGCACCAATTGACGCCTGCCATTTGTGGCCCGCTTTGTGCGATGCAATCACCTGCATGGCACGCGGAGAACTGCCAGTAATCTGGCCCGTCATCAGTAGCGTTTGACCGTCGTTTTCGATTGCGTCCGTAATCCCGAACGTCGCATCAACAGACTTTTCATGATCGATCAAAATCGGAATTGCACCCGGCACTTCCAGCCCTGCAAGATCGACAATCACCGGCACATCAAAGCCGTCTACCGGAAGCAACCCGCCCGAGTAGGCAAGGATCGCAAAACGCTTTGGCGTTGAGCCTTCCGCCGCTTGAATTGTTAGCGATGCGTGAAACTTCATGGTGTTGCCTCTACCGTTTCGCTGATCAACTTTTCGATCCGATCAGGTGCCAGCCCGATAGATTCCAGCGTCATGCGAGCCATTGATTCTGAAACATCTCCCGCCGCCAGGCTTGCCAGCGTCGTTTGAATTCGTTTCATATTGTTATTGAACGCCCGCTGCCCGAGTTCTGTGTATTCGCCTGTCGGAAGTTCAGCGTTCGCAGTCATCGGAGCACCCGATGCACCCGGCACCGCTTGTATCTTGAATATGGAATTGAATACCGCCCGCTTGTATTCCTCCGGCGTCACACCTAAATCCATGGCTGCTCTGGCGCTACCTGTGTCCCAATCAGCCCCGCGTTTTGCATACTCTTCAGACGGGCTTGATTGCCCCGATGACATACGCAGCGTTGCCGCCTGTGCTGACTCGACCGCGTCAAGTTCTGGCAACGGTGGCCAGTGCCATCGTCGCTCAACTAAATGCAGCGGCGGAGCACCATTAAGTAATCCCGGGGCATAGATTGCCGCTTCGAAGAACCAATCCAGCACGGGTTCCAGAATCGTGTTCTCGATTCGGTTTTGTTCAACTCGGACTTCGGGCTCCCAGACGTTTTTCATGTCGCCCTTGAAGGAGCTGAAGTTCGAGTCTTTGCCTGTCCCTGCTGCCAGTGAATATGGCATGTTTGTACAACGGCAAAAACTCATTAGAGCCTGCCGCTGAAACATCTCGTAAAGTGGGCCAGGCTGTTTCGGTTCAACCTGCCCGATCTCCCAGCCCTCTGGAAGCGTCGTCAGCATGTTGCGAGTAAGTTCAATTTCCGCGAAGTCCGCAGGACTCGCAGACGGGTTAACCGCTGGACCTGTGGCTTTCAAATACATCGCAAAGTTCGCTGCCGTCTCTGCACTGTACAGCGTTGCGAGTTCTTGCCGTCGCATGATCGGCAGCGTCTGGAGCGCTGGCGTTGCTCGTGGAATTCCGCGAACCTGCCCCGGACGTTCAGCCCGAAACAGATGTGCAACAACCTTGCGAGCCGGATACCATTGACCGCTCAACGCGCTAACTGAGTAAGCTGCCGAACCGGGATGATGATCGTATACGTAGATTTCGAGCTCATCGGTATTGCGATTAAATCGGATCCCGTCGTCTTGGAATGGATCACCAATCGCTGACGATTCCCACGGCGTTGATACCTGATCCGCCTCAATCAATCGCACGTCGAGTGATACCGGATAGCGGCTAACTGATTCGGCTTTGATCAGGAATACTTCGCCGTCACGCCAATACGATTCAATTGCCATTCGCAGTGTGTCGGTGAAATCGACCGATCGGCACCACCTCGACCACGCCTGTTCAATTCGACGGTCAACCTCAGGATTGCCTGACAATAACTGCAGACGCGGACCCGGACCACCGACGATGTGATTAGATGCCGTCCGCAGAATCCCTGCGTACCATGAGTTGTTTTCTGCTTCATATCGCGAGCGGATGCGAACAGTACGCCGCACTGAATGCGATAGAGCAGCCCGCGAAGATAGTCCGTCAGACGATGCCCAGTGCTTGCGGTTGTCGACTGTTGTCTGAGCCAAATCGAACGACGCACGAATCATTGGTTGCGGCGAAACGGTCTGGACAGGCTGCTGTTTTTTGCTGCGGCGGCGTCCCATTACCGGCCTCCCGGTGGGACAATTCGCATAGTCATCCCCCGGAACATAGCCGCTGGTGATAGCGAACCGGCTTTGGCTGCCTGATGTTTTTCGTATGCCATCAACTCAGTCAGCGACCTGCGAGTGACGGACACACCGTCACTCGATACGCTCTGAGCCTTCAGGGCTTCGGCTGCTAGTTGGTCTGCGGGTTCAGTCATGCCCGCTAGTTTCGGCGATTAT